CGGTGTTGAAGTCGCATTCGTGCGAAAAGCTAGATTCGATTAGTCGATCTCGTAGTGTTGTCACTAAGCGGTAATCGCGAAGTGTTGCACTTATGAGACGTATCGGAATCGGTGAGATCTCACCACCTTGGATGAATAATCTTTTAGCGAATTCGGCAACTTTGCCAGCTACCGTTTTCGTTAACGAGATTTCAACTCCAAGACTCTTCATTATACGTAAGTATGATAAAGCTAGGACCTCTGAACGCAATACTATATCATCTCCGAGTAGTTTATACTCAGGATGACGAATCCCAACCTGTTTTGCAGCGCACATGACAATTAAGTGATGTGTGATAGCAAACATAGGCCAAGAACTGTATGCGCCCATTGGTTGGCCAACAGAATATCTTATTCCGGATTTTCTCCGGAAAGTGAAATTCCTGTTAGTCATGAGATTAGCCCATGCATCTGCATATTCAGAAGACCCGGTTAACCTCTCTAACACAGCTTGTTGAAGCCGTGCGGGAAGTCTATCGGTAGCAGCAGTTAAATCATATGAAAACAAGGGAGTTTCCTCCTTTGTCCATTCTTTGATTTCTCTGGCAGCTAAGCTTTGATCAAACGTTCCATCTTGTTTGATGGATTGTAAAATCTTGGCTATTTTCTTATGTAGCGGACGCAATGTACACTGTGAGAAGTAGTCCACCATGGCGAAAACTCGATCTTTTCCACCAAGCTCTTGCTTGACGGATAGTCTCGAAGTAGTAACCACATTTGGAACCTTTTCCAGTTTTACATTCGATATCAACTCATCAAGGTAGTCACTGAATTCTTGCGAATCAGTTTCTTCTAAGATGGTTTTAATATGAGGAATTAATCCCTCATTTAAAAGTCCTTTTAGGTCTGATAGACACGTCAGTAATGACGGTCCATTAGGTCCAAAGGATGTTGTATATCTGTGGGTCACCTGGGGTAGCTCATCTGGGTCAAACTCCCATTTACTGGGAATTTGATCTAGAATTTGACCTTCTAAGGAACTAGGGTACTCGCAACTCATCTCTCTAGTGATAGAGGATAAGTCGGGTGTCCCTGGCGCCCGAATCCCTCTCCAATATCCCAACAGTGATAACACTGCTTGGGTCCCCTCTGGAGTCCTTGTTAAAGGTTCCAGATAGTAAACACATCGAGGGAAACCTCGAATAGTTGCTATAAAAGGGTATTGAGGAGGAGTTTGGTCCAGAGCATGGTTTAACACAGTATGGTAGATATTCTTCAACCGTAAGGTTGCTGAACGTTTCCCTTCTGCTTTACACCACTTGTCAAAAGTTCGAAAGAACTTTTGGCTAGGTATGAATAGATCGTGACCTGTTGTAAGTTTTATAACTTGCACCAGAACTCTCCGGGTGGGGCTTAACCCCCCCACCAGTAGGGTATTCACTCTTTTCATATTGCTAAAGTTTTACTTTGAAGCGATATTGCTCTCCCAGAACAGCCGTTCTGGTGCCATTATCGAGTAGAG